TATGCGAAACCATATGTTTGTTGACGACAGATATGGTCAAAAGCATTACTGGTCGTCAATGGATAATTGAATGTTTTTAGATTGAGAATAGTATGATAGACATCGCCGGGCTGCTGGCCAAACCAGCGGTTGCCGCCGTTGTCGCTATCGTCTCGCCACGCCCGCAACTTAAAGACCGCATAACCCGGTTTTGCCTTCGCCACGGGCACATACTCACCGACGCGCAAATGTGCAATGGAGTTGCTGCCGTGCTCGATGCTCGCGCCGAGCTGTCTGTACGCCCACACAAAAGCCCCTGAGCAGTCCACGCAACCCTCACGCGCTGCGCCCCACTCATACGCCCAGTGCTCGTCCAGCATGCGCCTAAATAGCGCGATAAGCGCGTTCGCCCGAATCATTGACACCCACCTCCCTTAGACGATTGAAAGGCCGTCGTCAGCTTCTTCCCTTTCTGCCGCGTCCAGCGCATCATAATATGCCTGCGCAAGGGCTTCAATTTCCGTGATGTCGTCCTCTGTCAGCAGGCCGCTGTCCAGGTGAGTGTACGCCTTATCCAGCCAAAATGCCACATCTCGTCCGGCGGTGATCTCTCGCTTGATGGAGCGCAGGGTCAGGTCGTGCCGGGCTTTGCTTTTGATAGCCATATGCTTTCCCTCCTTTAGGTAGCGGTCATAGATGCAATGGCATCCTCAAGCTTTTTGATTGCAATGTTCACGTCACGCTGATACCCCAGTTTCAGCCCCGCGCCGTCGCTCGCTTGCACCACGGTGTCGGGCGCGTAGGTAGTCAGTGCTTTGTAGGCGGCGAGTTCAGCAGGGGTGAGCGGGGTCTCGATGGGAGTGGCGATTCTGTATACAACTCGGCAAGGCTTATTTGTAAAGTATTTCACCAGTGCAGTTTTTCGTTCATCCACGGTGCTTGCTTCACTTAGCCCTAAATAAGCGTTTTCGATTGCGAAATCAACAGAATTATCTTCAACAAAATTTATTGAGTTTACAGCTCTAGCCCACACATCTTTTTTCCATGGCAACACTTCACAAAATACACATTTTTCGAGCCGCATACCTTTGCTCGTTTTTTTGTGGAGTTGCTAAACGCGCACTTGTGGCCGCAGTAACGTTTGTATACATGTTCGTCACAGAAATACCATTTGCATTTTTAGCATTAATCACGAAACTTGCGATTCTCTGCACCTTCACTCCTCTTTCCAAGTCCACCTCGTCGCACACCCACTGCTGCCCCTGCGGGTCAGTGTAGTTGCCGCCAAAGGTGACAGGGATGCCGGGTAACCCGTTGGGAGTGGGTAGGGTGAGAGTTTGCGTTTTGCCGTTCCCATCGCTCAAGGTCACCGTCACGCCCCCGCCGTCGCCAGCGCTCGCGATAGGCACAGGGTTGTCCGGGCTGGGTGTGCCATCCTGCGTACTCCTGCCGTACACGGTCAGACCGCGCAGCGGCGCGGCAAATGCATCGTCAACGGCAATCGGGTTGCCCGTTTCGCTGCCCACAAGGATGTTCTGCCGGACTTCATCCGCCGCCCCGATGTTCTCCCTTGCCTGAGCCTTTTGCGCATCATCAAGCGTCTGCGCCGTATACAGCACAGCCTCCTGCGGCGCGTCTTTTCCCGGGTCGCCCTTCTCTCCTTTCTCGCCCTGCGCGCCAGGTGCGCCAGGGTCGCCCTTGTCGCCCTTCGCGCCGGGGTCGCCTTTTTCGCCCTTGGTTCCCTGCGGGCCTTGCGGCCCTACAAAGTCGCCGTTGTCCAACCGCCGCTGTACCTCATCCGCGACTGCCTGCGCGGCGTTTCCCGCCCGTTCAACGTCGGCCAGCGTGCCAGTTGCTTTATCGATCCATGTCTCAACCGGATCAGGCGCTGGGGCAGTTGCGTCGCCAAGAGACTCGCCGATGCGCGTACAGGCAATCGCAGTCTTGATGACCGTGCCATCCGCGTCTTGGATTGTGATTTGGGCTTGCCCGCTTCCGGCTTTATTGCCGATATCCGCGCCCGTGATCTCCCACGTCAGGATACCGTCCTTTTGCTTCACCGTCGCCGGATACTCCGCCCGGCCAGGCGGCTTGACCGTGATCGACGCAATAGCATCCGGATATTGGCTCAATATGCTTTTTACGTCGATCAGTACCCGCGTCGCGCGATTTTCACCGACACGGCCAAGCAGCAGCGCTTGATCGCCAAAACGGTCAAGCGACAGAATGATATCACGCATTATGCTCTCCCACCCTCGTTTAACTCAAGTTCAGAGTAGCCCTCTTTAATCAGGGATGCACCTGTTCTCAAACTTCTTATAAGCGTCAAGATACCATTCCTTCTTGTCGCCGTTATAGGTCATCTCGTAATACATGCCGTCAAACAATGTGGATGACAGCAGATACTTCCAGTTCTGGAGCGCCTTGCACTTCCAGACCACGAACACATCAAACTCCGGCATCTTGTCGGACTTGTCCAGATGGTCAACAATGTAGCTTCTTACGATCTCAATAACCTTGTTATCCATATCTTATTCCTTTCTTACGTCGCTATCGCGCCCTTACTCTTCCGCCTGAACAGCCGCCGCGCTCCAAGTGTCGCTCTTGTATACACCGCCAACGCCGTTGATGACCGCGCAGTATACCGACTTGCACTTGCTGATGTTGGCCTGCAAGTCGCTGTGATAGCGCACAAGCGCCTCGTCGAGCGTGTCAAAGCCGCGCAGATCGCGAGCTTCCGCGCCGTCGGTAGCCGTCAAAATTTTAATGCTGTAGTACCTCATTCGATTCGTCCCCCTTTTAGTACAGTCTAATTATACTTACAGTCGCCGAGGCTTCATCGGTCGATGTAAGCTGCAACTGCGAATTTGTCCATTTGCAACTAATCGAATTACGATCACTTGCCGGGGCAATCCGATGTACAAATCCGCTTGTCCCTTCTCCACGCACCAAAAATACAGCAGCCGAAGCGTAGTTATACGCAATAACGAGATACCCTCCGGTAGATGCGACAGGGTACGTTACGGATCGTGCTTTTTCCAGCTTACTGCTAAAATACTCTTTAACGTATGCCTTGTTCAACGTGTCGCCTTGCGCTTTCAACTCGTTTGCCACGCTACATTGTGCCCAATCGCTATCATTTCCCGGTTCTGCGGATGTTTGCACGGATGCCTTGAATAAGTTGTCGTTATAGATGCAGTACGCGCCTTTTTCGTATGTTTGTCCTGTTTGCCACGCATCAGATACGATTGACTTATTTGCTTTCTCGGCCTTCAGCTGACTAAACTCTGTTCCGACCTTTTGCGCGTCCGCAGCCTCTCCCGCCTGCGTTAGCGTCGCGTCCGTGCCGGACAGCGCCCCAACATCCGCAGCCGTCGGCATCCAGTCGTCAGCACGCGCCCCAACGTCCGCTGCTGTCAGCTCGACTTTACCCGCGCCGTCCGGGGTCTTGCCGTTGATCGTCAGGCTCCCGATACTGCCCGTGTCGCCGCGCGGGATCGTCAGATCGATCACCGGCGCTTCCGCCGTGCCGGTCTGCTTGACGCTCGCCGCCGTTCCCGGCTCGCCGGTCTTGACCTGCACCGTGATCTGAGGCGTTGCGCCCGGATCGCCTTTATCGCCTTTCGGCAGGCCAAGCACGATATTGTAGTGCCCGCCCACCTCGGTCAGCTCTACCGTCGGCACAGCGCCCGCCGCAAGGCCGGTCGCCGTGATGGTCATGTCGTCGATCTTGGTTGCGGCTGCTGATGCTGCGGAAGCTGCGGATGTGGCCGCATTTGCCGCACTGTTGGCCGCTGATGCGTTCGTGTCAGCCGCGCTTGCTGCTTGCGCTGCGCTGGTTGCTGCGGAGTTTGCCGCCAATGCAGCTTGATTCGCAGCCTTCGCCGCCGATTCTGCGGCGGAAATCTGCGCCAGAAGCTCATCAAGCGATGGGATAACGTTTTCCTCATCGACAATCGCGTCTGTCATGCTGCGCACGACATAGCCATTTCCCCAAAATACAGACTTGCGGCTTTCGGCGGTGGAAACCTTAATGATGAGGTTAAAGTTGCCGACGACGTAATAGCAGCCCTCCGTAATCGTGAGGGTCACGACATTGCCGCTGATCGCTCCCGTGATGGGGACGGTATACCCGTCCGCGCGAATAAAATAGCCCTGAGCGCTTGCGCCGCTCAAGTCCATTTCTTCGGCGCCTCGATAGAGAGAAAGCTCGAAGATATGCGCGTTCTTGTCTCCTGACGCATACAGCGACTTTAGCGGGGTCATCTGGATTTCAGCGTCAACGTCAATTCTGCGCTTGAATACGCCGAGATTCAAAGGTCATCACTCCTTTTCGAGTGTCAGGCGAACGCTTCCGTCTGCGTATCGGTGCATTTCCACGAGGCGTGAGAAGCCTTCGTACATTTCATACACTGACGATTCTCGCGTATCGTCTTCCTTTTTGATGATTTCAAGACCTTCAAAATCGGCTGCAATTTCCGAAAACGGCCTAGTGTCACTCGTCTCGATGATGACATGTTCCGGGGTGCTGAGAGGCGAGCAGATGAAGCCGATGTTAAACGCTTTCCCCTTGCTTGTCGTGATTTTCATCGTTTACGATCTCCTTTAACTCCTTGATAGTTTTTCGAGTAAGCTGGATAGCCGCGAGAAGGTTGTTCAAGTTGCCCTCGCCTTTCGTTTCTACGGATTCGAGCAGTAAACCGACGTTTCCAAGGTTCAAGATCACGTTGTCGATATTCATATCATCACTCCCATGAAGCATAAAAAATGGTTTCCGTGCTCACACTTGAGCACTCGTAGAACTCGATTTTGGTTGTGCCGTTCGGGCCTAGAGCGTAGCGTTTTGTCCGTCCTACAGAAGTCACAACTTTACGTTGCTCTAGAGATATGCCGTTTCCGTTCAACTTGAAGCTGCCGCATTCAAAACCAGTTGCGCTAAGCGCTCTTACATAAAGCGTGTCCGATATGCCGCTCTTAAAGTCTGTAAATTCGGTTTTAAGCTGATTTGCGGTCACATATCCGTTCAACGTGATCTTGTCCGCTTTCAGCTCGATTTCGCTGTTCAAGCCGTCAATTCTGACCTCTGCGGACTTAATATCCCCTTCTGCTGTTTCGACACGCCCCACGAGGCCAATCTGCCCGTCCGCGCCGTTCAGCGTGATTTCCGCCGACGATAGACGTTCTCCCATGTCTGTAACCGTCTTTGCATCGGCCTTCATGTTGATCAAGCCGCCCCCGGCGGCGGTCGCAGAGATGGCGGCGTTAACGTCCTCAATCTTGTTGTGCCGACCGACAAGCATTGATACAAGGCCGCCGTTGTCGCTCGATGCGGTAATCAAGGCGTTGATCGTCTCAACGTCTCCCGCCCAATTTCCCGTGATCGCCTGCTTCGTCGCGTATAGATCGGCGTGATTCGCCTCAATCTTCACGCCCGCCTCTTTAACCCAAGCCTCCGTTGCGCTCGTGAAGGAATCGGTCTTTTTGAGCATATCGAGCACGGACGTTTTCGAAAGGCCGGTGCCCTTGCCGCCGCCGATATACTTTTTTGTGCTGTTCTGCGACGAGCCGCCTGTAACGGTGTTGTCCAGCCGCACAAGGTCTTCCGCTGTGTCGCGGATGTTGCTCGCAAGCGTCAGCCTTACGCCGCGCGGGTCGCCGTAAACGTCGGTGATGCTGCGCACAAGGATTCGCTCTTCCATCTTCACGCCGTAATCAGGGAGCGCAAGCCGGAAAAGCCGCCCGATTCGGAAGGAATCAAGGCTTTCTCCTGTCGCGGTCGCCAAATCAACGCCGTTGATCTCAATGTTGATTCGCGGGTTTTTGTGGTCTTCGAGGTATCGCACGATGTAGCTTTTCAAGCTCTCAGCGGTCACGCCTTCTCCGGCGGTGATCGTCTTCGTAATGATGCCCCAAACGCTGACGGTCGTGCTGTCGATGTAGTGCGGCTCTGGGAGACTCTTACAGTAAATCCGCGTACAGAACTCGTCATCGGATATCGAGATGCTGACGCTTTCGAGGTTTCGGCTCAGTCGTCCCTCGCAGCTCGCGGTTGTTTCGACCGATACAACGTTCACCCGCCACGGGAAACCGTGTGTATCGTCAAATTCGAGCGCGTAGCCGTCTTTCTCGTCGCCGACCACTTCTGTCATTGCCGACAGGATGTTGTTGCAGTCATACGCATATTTGATGCTTGCACTTTTCGCGCACGTGCCGAGAATCCAAGGCTTTTGACCGTTTATGAGCGTCGTCTGGTTTGCCAGCATCGCCGTCAGCACTTCGGCGCATGTTCCGCTGTACGTCCCTTCGCCGGGAATGATCGCGTCGCCGAGAATCGCCGCGCTGTGCTCTAGGTCAACGTCTCCTGTGATGACATAGCACTCAGACGCGCTAGACACGCGGTAGAAGCCCGCGCTGCCGTCGATGGTATAAAGCTCTACCAACGCATGGAAAGGCGCTCCCTCGCCCGGAGGAAGCGTCATGGAAGCATCATGCGGCGGTACAAGCCGCTCGTTGATGGACAGCGTAACGGGATGGAGACGGCACACCTCGCGGAGCTGCGCGTCAAGAAGACGCGGAAGCCTTACGCTCATGTGTAATACCCCCTCACGCCGAATCTCGTCTTTGCTTTTCCGTCTGTGGAGACGGACAGCTTGCCAAACTTCCCGGCTTCAAGCCGCAGCTCGTCGCTTGATTCTGCCGTCCGCTTGCTCAGTACGCTTTCGCCATCGATTCGCGCATAAAAAACGCCGTGCTCGTCCGTGCCGACTTCCAGCGCCGAGCCGGAAGGGAGTGCAAGCCCGGAGAAGTGCAGCGCGGTTTGTCCGGCTGTCAGGTCTACGGTCGTGATCGCGCCCGTTCCGGCGTTGGTCACGCTTGCCCAAACGCGGGAATCGTCCGCAAAGCCAGGCGCAATCATTTGAGCTTCGCCGTTCCCGTCAACCGTCGCGTTTCGCGGGTATTCGCTCTCCCAGAAGGGGATTTCAAAAGCCGTGAACGTGGCCGTCAGGCTGTTTGTCCAGCGCAGAGCGGAGAAGTTCGGCAGGGTCTCGCAAATGACGTGCAACCGCCTTTCAGGCCGGTCATTCGTCGTCAGAATGCCGCCGAGAATCGCCCACTCCGTCACTTTCTCCGCGATGAGGGCGCGGCGAACGGTGTTCTGCTCGTGGATTTCAAACTTCACTTCCACGCTCAGGCTGTTCGTCGTGCGCTTCGTGATTCGCTGCCCGTTTCTCCCTGCAAGCGGTGTCGTCACAAGATCGCGCACGGGAGAAACGGTGCTCACGTCAAGCACATAGATTGCCGGGTCGATGCTCGACAGATCAATGCCGTTCAACCGGCAGGCGTATCTCGTCATCATACGTTTGCATACCTCATAACTCTTGCGCCTTTTGCGATGTTGCGGCTCACGCGCTGCGTCACAAGATCGCCCACTCTATCCGCTCCCATGTACACACCCACGCCGTCAAGTGCTTCGCGTACAGCGACAGCGACGGCTTGGCTGATGCTTTCCACGCTGATACCGCCGACATTTCCGGCGCGGTAGGCCGTCGCGTCTGCTCGGTTCAGAACGAGTTCTCCGGCGTGGAGCTTGGCAACGAAGTTGTCATATGGCACATAATCAAGGCCGGTGGCAAAGCTACGCCCCGCGCCGCCAGTCGAAAAACTGCGTCCTGCGCCATAATTCTTGTTCTTTCCCCAATTCGATGGATTGTACCATGCGGAATCCCACGCGGCAGAGGCCGCGCCAGCAATACCGCCACTCTCCCAACCTTCTTGGATTGAACCGAATACCTTTGGAATGTTCTTCGTGCTTAGGCTTTCAATAAATGTATTCCACGCGGATTGAATGCCAGAGACAAGCCCGGAGACTGTTTCAAGCGCTGATGTCACGCCGCTCATAAATCCTTCCGGAATTGTCGTGTTGATAAAGTTTGTGAACGCTGTTTTCGCCTTGTCCGCCCATCGCTTGATATCTTCCCAGTGCGTTATGATCGTCGCCAATATTCCAGCAACAGCAACGAGCGGAGCTTTGAGAATGATAAATCCAGACGCAATGCCAGCAAGAACCGTAGCCACAGCTTGAAAAGCGGGGTTGTCAATAAATTTTTCGAGTGTTTCCCAATGCGTAACGACAACTCCAATAGCCGATCCAACCAAAACGAGAGGGTTATGCATCACCATCCATGCAACGGCCATGCCCATTAGCGTTGTCGCCGCCGCTTGAAACATCGGGTCATCAACAAATTCGCTGAAACTTTTAAGGAAGCTCTCAACGTTTTTACTTGTCTCGCTACCTAATCCGTTGAACAGAAGTTCTACAAAGCCGACGACCGTATCAAATGTCAAACTTGCAATTTTTCCAAACGAGCTGGCAATATCAAAGAGCGCCTGCGCGGTGTCGCTCGGCTCTTCTTCTCCGCTGCTCCACGCCAGAATCTTGTCCAGCAGATCAATAACGCCGTCAAAGACCCAGCCCGTCGCGTCTGCCAGACTTGCCGCAAGCATACCGGCGCGCATTTGAATTGTTTCGTCGGTGAGAAAAGCCGTCGCTTTTTCGATTGCCGGAATCAGATTTGTTCTGAAACTCTCACCAATCTTGGGCATGATTCCGTCTGTTCCGTATAGCGCGGAGTTTAGATTTCCGATTACGGTTTCCCATTCGTGGCCTTCTCTTGCCGCCTGCCCGATAACGCCGGAAGCGGTATACATCTCGTCAACGACGTTGAGAAGAAGATTCTGTTTCTGCGCCTCTGTGAGTTCAGACCATTTCTTCCCGTATACTTCAAGCGCTTTCGATGCGCGTGTAGATTCGGAGATTTGAAGACCGATTGAATCGCCAGCCTCTACATTTCCGCGCAGAAACGATCTCAGCCTTACGTCTGCGTCTTCAACGCTGATGTTATACGCGGCTGCACCGTCAGCGGCGAGGCGGACATATTTATCCATCATGGATATAGCTTCTGCCGCGCCAACGCCTGCGCTCCTGAACTGCATGAAGGACGACGTGCCAACGCCTTTAAGTCTTCCGGCCAGAATGTTTGTGTCCTTGCTGATCGTGTCAAGAGCGCCATTTGCGGCAGATTCCAGCTCGCCGAACGTTTGACTTGCAAGAGAATCAAGGGCTTCCTTGTCTGCGGAGGACACAATCGCTTTTTTCACGATGTCGAAAATCTTAGAAAACGCGCTTTTAATCCCGTCGGCCAGCAGTTTGGCCTTCGCAAGCGTCCACGCGCTCAGGCTCTCCATCTTCGATTTTCCGTTGCTTTCGACTGCGGAAAACATGCGTTCCCACAACGTCTTATTTCTTTCCGTTGTCGTCTTCGTCGCGCTTTCCGTTCCCTTTGTCGCGTTCTTGATGCCTTCTCCCGCTTCCTTGGCCGCATTCTTTACGGATTCGGACGAGCGCCCGATACTCTGCGCGGCAGTTTGCGCATCGTTTTTAGCCTTTAGGATGCCCTGCTCGTATTCCTTCGAATCAAGGCCAATCTTGGCTACAAGCGTAAACAAATCCATGCTTTACCCCTCCCCTCTTGCTTTTTTTCTTCTCTCGTGCTCGGCGATCAGGTCATCAATGATCTCCTGACCCGTCCGGTTATCCTGTTCCACCAGCCCGACAAACTCTTCATAGCTCACGGGTTCGTTCCCCAGCGCCTGACAGATGACGGAAAGCATCTTCGCGCTGTACACGTCGCCCAGCCACTTTTGACGATCATCTGCCAAAAGGTCGGAAAGCGTCGTGATTGTAGGCGGTGCTCCGTGCCTGTAAATCGCCGCCGTTACAGCTTTTCGACCGTATGCACGGACGACGTAAAAAAATCCATCAGGTCGGGGTCTGTGAGTGCGTTTTTCAGCTCCTTGATGGTCTGCATGCCATTCTGGCTGCGGATTTCCTCAACGGTTTTGTCGTTGATTGCCGCCAGAATGGCGAACGTGTCCTCCCTGTGGTCGCCCAGCAGCAGCGGGACGAACTTGCCAATCATCATGGAGGTCTGCTGGATGTTGTTCATGCCGCTTTTGCTTAAATTTGCGATTTCCTGAAAAGCCTCCGTCGTCTTCTTGTCAAAGCCGATTCGCTCAAGAGGTTCTGCGATTTTGCAAAGACAGACAGACAGCTCTTCGCCGTTCATTTCTGAAAGTTTCATGTTCTCACCTCAAAAAAGAAAAACGCCGGAGGAAGAGCCCCCGGCGTGTTGTTACTGCGCCGCTTCGTCGAAGAAGTAGATCGCGCAAGGCGCGTACTCGTTGTTCTCCACGGTGTCCTGATAAGCGTGGAACTCGACCGGGAGTGTACCCTCTCCCTTGTCGCTGAAAGTCAACGTCACGCCCGTATTGTTCAGCGCATTGTCAAGCACGATGGCGACAAGTCCCTTGGACGTATTGCCGAACCAGACGAGATTCTGAATATAGTCGCCGTCTTCGATGTTGGTTCGCAGCTTGATCGTGGTCTTTTTCCCGACCGTGAAGGATTTGTCCTCGGTCTTCTCAGCCGTGCCAAGCGCAAGCGTGAAGTTATCCGGCGTGATCTCCATAAGCGTCGCGGTCAGCTTGATATCCCAAGCGTCAATCACCGTGCTGCCCTTGAACTCATACCGCTTTCCGTCGGCTTCGATGCTGCGCATGGTCGGAGACGCGGTAAACGTGCCGCCGCCTCGCGTCGCGCCCAGCGTCTTTGTGCCGTCCTTAATGGCGGCGAAAAGCGCTTCTTCGAGCGTGCTGTATTCCGTGTAGGTGCTCAGGTCAAAATTTTTGAGAAAAGCACCCGCGTTGAGCTGCAACCGCTCGAACGTCTGCGGTCTGACAGCCGTAACAGGTTTGCCCATTTATTTCACCTCGATTGATACGAATTGATTTGAAAATTGAGATACGCGACTTTGATTTCCATGTTTGCGACAGGCTGATACTGCACAAGCGGGTCAGCGGGGCGAATGGCAATGTAGCCTTTCGCCGTCGGAAGCATGACAAGCTCGCCAACTGTCCTTGTGATCTCGTCAACCATGGCGTTTATTTTTTTGTAGCCTTCAGACCGATACCACACCCGCGCCTGATGGCTCGCAGCGTTTCGCCAGTCCGGCTCAATGACGGTGTAGGTGATGTATGGGAGCGTCGCATCCTCCGGCACGTTGCTTTCCGGGTATGCATCAATGCCGAACCCGGAATAAAAGCTATATAGTGCCTTTGCCGTCTCGGTCATGTCGGAAGCTCCCACCTCTCAGCCGTCACTTGCTCAAAGTCAAATGTTGCCACGTTAGGCGGCTTACTGTCGGTGTAGTCGCTCGTCACGCGGAAGGTTGCCCCGTCAGAGACGCGGCGGAAAACCTCGTGATACTCAAGCGCAACGCCTCGCGCCGTCGTGATGGTGTAGACGCTGGAAACGCCCTGCTTCTCGGCGACACGCGCTTGCAAGCTCTGGTCTTTGACAATCGCCGCGTCAAACTCGTTACCGTCCGACCAGCTTGTTTCGAAGCCGCCCTGCCCATCAGGGACGCGCTTTTTCGTCAGCATTACACACGACTGCAAATATCCATCAATCAGCTCTGCGTTAATCATCGCTTATCCTCCGATAAGGGGCAAGGCGGGAGGCAAAAGCCCCCTGCCAGCCCGTCGGCGCACCAGTCGTGCCGGATGCGCGGGAGTAACTGTAACCGCCGAAACTCTCAGAAACCTTGTCGGTCACCGGGTTCTTTTCCGTGTATGCGGTGATTTCTGCCGCAAGCTCTTTGACGCTTTTCGGGATTGCCAGCGCCCAGATTTCGCCGTCAAATGTCTCGTCTGTCAGCGTTTCGCCGCTCTGGTAAACGTGCAGCCCATCGGAAAACACGCTGCCCCTGATACGGTAATGCTGCCCCGGTTTCAAAAAGTCAACGTCAGGAATGCCGGAGGCGATGGTGAACGTCCCAGCGTCACACCTGACGGGAAACCAGTTTCGCAGGTGCGTCAGCACCGCCTCAAGCATCTCCATGACTTACTCCTTAGCCGCTGCCTTGGCCGCTGCCGCAGCAGGCTTGGTAAACGTTGCAACCGCGATGCCGTCCAGATACTCCGCCCAGAGCTTCATGCCCATCAGCGCGTACATGTCGCCAGTAGCGCGGCTGTAATCACCCTCGGCGTGGACGCCGATCAGGTTGGTTTCGCCCTTGACGGTGTAGTTCAGCCCCAGTTTGCCAAAGTCGCTGTCGCCGGGGTCGATGTAGTACAGGTCGATGTTTTCCACCGGGGTGGCGATAACCTTGTTCTGCGCGATGTACTTGGTCGGCAAAAGGAAAAGAGTGCGGTAGCCGAGGAAGTTCTCGATGTAGTTTACGCCGAAGGCGGTCTGCACGGTGATATCCTTGTCGCCGAGGTAGTCATAAGCGTCAAGGATGTTGGCAAAGCCCACAACCTCGGTCACGTCCTTGTCCATGCCCGCGAACTTCTCGAGCACCTTCGCCTTGCCCATGGCAAGCGCACGCTGCCAGCTCGTTTCGCCGGTCACTTTCAGCGAGCCAGTGCCGAGAAAAGTGTAAAAGTCGGTCAGAACCTTCGTTTGCAAGGCATTGATGAACGCCTCGTCGGTCTTTTCAACGGCGACTTCCGCGCCGTACTTGGCGACGCTCTCAATGCTGACGCTCTTGGCGTACTTGGCAACCTCGATGTCGCCATAGGTCGTGGGCGCAACTTTGAGCTGGGTGAACGGGATTTCCTCGCCCTCGCCCACGCTCGTACCGCCCGCAAGAGTGCCGTCAACCGTCGCTTTGTAAGAGATCAGCTTAGTGCCGGGGGTCTTGCGAATCGGGCGCATGATGCCCATGATCTTTCTCAGCGCGTCCCAGTTGTCGGAGAAACGGGTAACAAAATCGACCTCTCGCGCTTCGGTGGTAAACTGCGCGGCGGTCGTCAGTCCAGTTTTAGCAGCCATATTCTAGCTCCTTTCGGTCATTCGGATTCAGCCGCCATGCTTTCGGCAAGCGCCTTTTGGCGTTCCGCCGTAGAAAGCAGGTAGCGGCCTTTATCGTCTTTCTTGTAGATTTCTTCGCGGCTCATCTTGCCGCCGCTGTGAGGCGGGTCAGCAGGGTCAGCACCGTCTGTCCGCCTCTTCGGAATGAAGTCCGCATAGTCGGTCTGGATGCCCTTCTTCACGCCTTCTGCGTCTTCCAGCTTGCCGTCCTTGGCCTTCACGGCGGAAAGATCAGTCAGGCGTACAATGCTGTCAGCTCGCTTTCCAGTGATGCCCAGCGCGGTAAGCTGCTCCCGGTACAGTCGCTCGGTCAGTGCCGCCGATTCTTTGGCGCTCTGGTCTTGCTTGTACTTCTCAAAAGCCGTGTGCTCGCTGTCATACTTGCTTTTGTAGTCCTCTCCGCCGCCGTTGGCTTTCAGATCGTCCAACTCCTTCTGAACGTCTTTCAGCTTCTCAGCGTCGGCTTTGTAGTCCGCCATCTGGCTTTTCAGCCCGTCAACGGTTTCCGTGTGCGCCTCAACCACGCTGTCAACCTGTTCCTCGGTCAAACCAAGCGCCTTGAGAAATTTTCTGGTAAATGCCATGTTTACGCTCCTTTACTTCGGGGGCTGTTCTTCGCCCTTCGCTTTATATGCAAACGGCGGTACTTTGCCGTTTTTGCCAAAAGAAAAACCGCTGTTCTCAGCGGTGCTTGTTGATTTCCCTGTTCGTCCGCGCTCTGATTTTTTCGATCTTCCGCGCCAGTTCGCGTTGGCCTTGCCTTGTGCCGGGCGCGGTTTCTCGCGCATGTTTGATCTCTTTTCGCGCTCCCCGGCGGATTTTCTCACGCCTGAACCACTTGATAAGCCCCATTTTAACCTCCTGACAGCTCGTCTCGCATGATTTCCTTATACTCTTCTCGGTGATCTTCAATCGCGGGTTTCAGATAGTGATGTGGTCGCATAAACGATTTACCGATTCCGCTTCCTCGCGTCGTCGTGAACTGTTCCCATTCAGGCGGTGCCTCGAAGTGCGAACCCGTGCCCAGCTCAACATACGGTGCATATTCGACGTTGCTTCCCACGCTCACCACATCATCATCAACCCTGTGAGTGATGCTGTTTTTAAGCGTTCCGCCGATATACCCTTTCTTTCCCGTGCTTTCCTCTGTGCCGGTTGGACACTTGTCTTTTGCGTATGTTTCAGCTTTCTGACCGATAGTTTCAAGCGCCCGCGCCTTTGCGCGTTCCAGCTCTGCCAGAACCGCCGCGCTGTTGTCGATCAGGTTTCCCGCCATTGTGCGTCTCCTTCCATCCTGCCCACTCCGCATAAGTCTTAAACGGTATCGTTTCGCGGGTGATGTTGTCGAGCCGCATCTCATTTCGCGGCGGATATTTGGGATTGTACGACACGAGCGCACACCGACAGTTGTACACATTCGCGGGTCTTGCGTTCGGGTCACCCGGACACATGATCTCTCCCAGCTCGCTTTGAAACGGCTTGTCTACGTCTACTCGCTGCCCGTCAAGCATGGCGTGAGAATGGCGCGTGTGGTTGTCCAACGTCGCCCGCCACTCCTTTTGCAGCTTGATACCCAGCTTCGCCGCCTGATGATAGCTTTCGATTCGCCCCGCATTCTGCGCGTAGGTCATCGCGGTTCTTGCGTGTCGCCTTGCGCTAACCTCGTTCGCCGTCGTCACGCGCTGCAATCGCTTCACGACCGTCTCAAGCGGTTCGCCCTGGATGATGCCCTGCGTGATCTGCTGCGTGATCTGCGTATGATTCCAACGCTTGTCTACCGGTATATCCACCTTTGACGGCGGCAGAAGGTCGGGCTGGTCGTGGATAAGCTGCTTGACGGTCGATGCGTCGTACAGCTCAAAGCCCATGTTTATCCGTGCGCCCTTTTCGAGCGTGTAGCTCGACCAGTTGGCATTATAGGCAAACGCTTCCGGGGTCGTGTCGTTGATGATCTGCATAGCAAGCTCATTGCTGTGCGTCAGCGTCTCCGTCATGTTGGCAAGCATCTGCCGCCAGCGATTTCCTTGGAAAACTTGCCCCGCCAGCCAATCGCGGTACGTCTCTTGCGTGATCTCTCCCGCTTCGAGCTGCGCACGATACTTTTTGTCGTCCCTGCGGAATTTCGCGATGAACTTGTCGAGTTTGCGCTGGATATCAGCCGCCGCGTCAGTGTACACGTCGCGGATGCGGCGCTCTAGCTCTTCGATCTGCTTGTCAGTCCATCGAACCGCTTGATCTGTCACTCGTCATCACCAGCATCTTCTCCATCCTCGCGCACGAACCGCCCTTCCGTTTCCTCGTCCAGCCGCGCCATGATCTCCGGCACTTTGTCGATGTAGATGTTCGGCAGATTCTCAAGGATCGTCTGTCTGTCAAGATACGGTGCTTCGAGCATCAGCATTTGTACCTGTTCAAGCTGGTTGCTGATGCGGTTTCGCTTGTACGTCGGGAAAACGTCATCGGAAACGCCGACGAGCGCCAAAAGCTGACGGATGCACACGGTTAGCTGATACTCAAAATCATCCGCGTTCTGGTCGAGTGCCTGATACGCGGCGTTGATCTCGGTCGCAGTCTTGCTTCCAGCCTGCACAGTCTGCGCGTCAAACGCGCCGAAGTTGCGGTAGATGTCGTCCTTGATCTGCGCAAGGAACGCGCTTCTCGATGCGCTCGGCGGCTCTTGCGTGTACGGCGTGATCTTCCCGCCGTCCTGCGTGTCTGCCTCCGCGATGTGCGTAAGTTTCAGCCTGTCACGGAATTTGATTAAATCCTCATCCTTCATGCCGCCGTAGTTCTCGACGAGCCAATAGATTTGGCTGCACTCCGAGAGGTCGTTTGCGAAATCCGAGCATACAAGGTCGTATGCGTCAATCGCTCCGCGCATGCCGACGAGTGTTGACTGGTGCAGATCGCTTCCCCATAGCGGCACGATGGGCAAACCGCTGTAATTCTCGCCGCCGACGATGGTTTCCTCGTCGTCAATCGCAGCTTTCTGAACGGTCAGCTTGTACGCGCGTTTCGGCTGGTCAATCTTGTAATCGTCGCCCCTCTCGGCTTTGTAGACGGTGAAGCCGTCCTCCTCGTAAAGTACGGCATAGCCGGGGTGATTGTCGTCAATGCGCCAGTAGCGCACACCAGCCCGCAGGGCGCTGTTGCGCTCATCCCACATCGGCGCGAACTGATACGCGGGGAAGCGGTGTAGATGGTCAACATCGAGAAACACATAGCAAACGCCGTGAATCAACGCAAGGTATGCCGCGTTTGAAATATCGGTGTCAAAGTCCTTTCCCAGCTTCTCTTTCACGCCGTCGCGCGTGAACGTCACACCGTTGCCGAGTGAGTACGTTGTGCGCTGCTTGTTGAGCTGCCGGAAGAAGTTGGACGCGATTTGATGGTTACTCGCGGTGTAATCCTTCACTTTCATACCGTTCAGCGCGTACAAGAGCGGCGCAGCCATCATGATGGTTTCATTTCTTTGCGCGTCGTACATGTCAGCGGATCGCGCCGTCTTGCAGAACTCGCTTGACTTGTGCTGGAAAATAAGCTGCTTGATAGCTGCAATGCGCTGCTCGTCGCTGTCGCCGAAATCGACGAAATCCTGATACGTGACGATTCTATCCATCGGGCTATCACCTCCTTATGCGAAAAATGGGCTTTTATACTCTTCCTTCGGCTTGACAAGCCGCATGGTGCGCACTCCATAGCGCAGCGCGTCCATTAGGTGGTCATTTACCTTGATCGGCTTGTCGTCCGCCTTGTCGTCCCAAACATAGCCGTCAAACTCCTTGCGCAACTCCGGCAGATTGTCGAAAATCCGCACGTCGCCGCGCTGCATGCAAACCGCAACGTCGCGGATGCCGTCCAGCACGTCGTTGTCTGCCTTGCGCACGCGGAAGGCAAGCCGTGAGCGCCTGAGCGCCGCGATGAACGATGCAGCAGAAGGGTCAATGATCGTCATCACGCTGCGCTGCTGGTCTTCCGGCAGGCTCTCGCTGACGAACCGCTCCATGTCGCGCACATAGTCCTCATCGGTCTTTTGCACCTGCGTGTCGCGTCCTGAGTAGCGATATTCCCGGAAAATATGCCAAACGCCCTCGCTCTTGCCCCACAACAGAGCAGCGAAGGCGTTTTGTGTGCCGTAGTCAATGGAAATAAAAACATCACGCCAGCGCGGCGGCGTGAACGGTGTTTCGAGCGCTGAGGAACAACCGGGGTAGATCATGCCCTCGGCAGATACGCGCTTTCCCTCGATGTCCCGTTTATACCATACGGATTGTGGGTCGTACTGTGCGACAATTTCCGCGAATCTCTCGTCGGATATTGTCGCATTGTCGCGCATCAGAAACAGCTCGTAATTACAGCCGCCCGGCAATTCTCCGCGCTCCTGCTTTATGCGGTACAGGTCGATATATTTTTCATAGATCGGAGAATTCGGTGCGCTTGGGTTCAAGTCCCAGAAGAACTTTCTCAGTTTTGCCGCAGCGGTTCGGTTGAACGCCTCCTGAATAAAAGATTCATGGTGAAGGTTGACCTCCGTTGCAATCCACATGCCGTAACTGTTTCCTCGGATTCGCTTGAAGCTGTCTGCCTTTCCAGCTCCGGCAAAGATTACAATCTTCTCTCCCGTTTTCGTCCTGACGCGGATGCAGTCGTTTCCTCGATATTTGCCCCATGTGCAGCGTCCACGGAACTGGGCTTCAATGCCCATCCCGTTACAGTCCCCGATATTCAGCTTTGCCGTTGGCGATGTTGAAGCACTCGCAAGGTGTATCTTGTCCGGGCAAGTTTCAAGCTCGGTGCAGAAGGCGAAAACATTATCAACCGTCTTTCCGGCGCGAACAGCTCCCTCGGCGATGTTGTACATATTTTTTCGACAGGCGCGGATATACGAGAGGTGCTTTGGGCTGAAAACAGGCACATATTTACGTGTCTTCATCGCCATATACCTCTTCGCGTGTCGCGTCAATGTCTTCGGTGTCAACATCCGCCAAGTCCATGTCTGCCGTCAAATCTTTATAAGCCGCCGTCAGATCGCGAAGCCGCCAACGCTTCGACATGACCTCACGTCTTCCTCCGCCTTTCTCAGACTTGATGATGTCCTTTGCACTCTCCGTTCCGATGCTACCGGGAAGAGCGTCTATCTCGCTTTCCAGTCGGAGAAGCAGCTTTGACCGAATTCTTGCAGCAATAACAGCGTTATTCGCGGCTTCGTCCACTTTCTGCGCAACAATGCGCTCATTTGTCCTTTGTCGCACTTTTGTCGCGGTTTTGTCGCGGGTCTCTTTCCACTTTTCCGCTTTCGCTCTTCGTCCGACCGCGTCCTTGGAAATTCCGTACTTGTCAGCTAGATTGCGTATGGATGCGCCGCCTGCTATATACTCGGCTCTTATCCGCTCCCAGTCCACCGTCGGCACATCTTCGCACTCCCCTTTTACCTTTTTGCATGAGCATGGTAACTGTCGTACAGCGTCAATTCATCTTTCATTCTTTTGATCGCTTTTATCAAGTCTCTTTTTCTGACAGTTCCAGCGCTTTTTGCCTCTTCTTCCAGTTCTTTAATTTTTTTGACGTGTTGCTCTCTGGCTTTATCAAGCATTAACAAGCACCGCCTTTTCGCCCGTCATAGTTTCCCATCTGTCGATGATCACATCAACATATTTCGGGTCGAGTTCCATCACCCTCGCGTTTCGACCGTTCTGTTCACAGGCAATAATGGTCGTTCCAGATCCACCAAAGAGGTCAAGAACAATATCTCCGCCCTTTGTGTTGTTCTGGATCTGATAGTCAAAGAGCTTAACAGGCTTCATCGTCGGATGTTCCTTGTTTGCGAGCGGCTTATCGAATTCAAGAATCGTCGTCTGTTTTCTGTCAGATGCCCACAGATGACCAGCGCCAGACTTCCACCCGTACAGACACGGTTCATGCTTCAATTGGTAATCTTTTCTGCCCAGAACAAGGGAGTTTTTTGCCCAAATGAGAACTTGACGAACTTCCAAGCCGACCATCTGGCACGCGATTCTAAAGACAAGTGCTTTTGAATCTGAGTGCCAGATGTAAAATACTGCACCCGGTTTCATAACGGAGTCAGCAGCCGAAAATGCACTGGCAAGCATTTCTTTTAAGGAATCGTCGTCAAGCGCATCGTTCTTGATCTTGAGCTTTTCTTTCGTCGAACCAGTATAGTCAACCCCATAAGGTGGGTCTGTAAGAAGAAGGTCAACGTACCCCCCCTCACATAGTTTGGAAACACACTCAGGATTTGTACTGTCACCGCACATCAGTCTGTGCCTTCCGAGCTGATATATGTCTGCAATCTTCGCCTTCGGTTCTTCTGGCAAAGAAACCTCATATTCATCCTCGTGCGCTTCCTCAATCTCCTGAATGTCTGCGTTAAAATCATCGAATCCAAACTGCCCCATGTCGAAATCTTGGAGATCAAGCAATTCTTCGGAAAGCAGATCAGCGTCCCACTCCGCAAGCTCGCTCGTCTTGTTGTCCGCCAGCCTATACGCCTTGACCTGCTCTTCGGTCAGGTTGTCCGCGTATACAACAGGGACTTCCTTGCATTTCAGCTTTTTCGCGGCTTTGTACCGGGTATGACCGGCAATGATAACTCCGTCCTTGTCAACGACGATGGGCTGCTGCCAGCCGAACTCTTTAATCGACGCGGCGACAGCATCAACCGCTCTGTCATTCTTGCGCGGGTTCTTCTCGTATGGCCGGATTTCCGACAGCTTGACGCGCTTGATCTCCATAATTTCGCCTCCCTGCACATCCTCCTGAATCAGCATAAGCAACGCCGCTCCCACTCTGCGTCCCTGTTGCGTTGCGTCCCGATCTGCGCCGGAGGTAAAGCACAAATCACCCCAAAACAAAAGCCGTGACGTTCGCCGCGGCTTTGCTGCTGATTATAGCCCAGCGTCCTGCGCTTTGCGCTCTCCGCTGATTTTAATGTTATCACACGGTCGCACTCTATGTGTAGCTCCAACCGCTCTATAAGTCTACTGCAAGTCGCCTATAATCTCCCTCTTGTACGCCCAGCCCGTGCTTTCAGCCAACCCTTGACGCGCCGTCGCCTCAGTGACGGACAATCCCTCGATAAAATACGCCTTGCAAAACTCTCGCACTCGACTGACCTTCTCAAGTGTTTCGATTTGCAGCACAATCTTGTCGATCACCTCAAGCGCCGCTGAAATTGCCGTAAGATAGGCCGTACTTGCGGCTTGCAGAGCCTCGAAAGCCTTGTCACGCCGCATGACATAAGTCTCAAGTCCTGCACCGCTGGACGAGCCGGACGGCATGCCCGTGAGCTTTTGCGCCGTCAGATAGGCGGCTTTTTCCTCCTCGTAGGCTTCTTCCGTCCTCACATACGCCTTGCGCTTTTTCCGCGTGTCAAGCAGCGTTCGCTTGTCCGCTTCTGTCAACTGCATTATTAACCTCCTTTTTTCGCCTTTTTCTCTTTTCGATTCCGAGCATTTTTAAGCTCTCCGCTTTTGTTGTTCCTCCCAATACGGAAGGTTCATTTTGTTATACCACTCATTCCATTTTTCGTATTCATCTTCATATCTCGGTTTGAATCGGTCTAAATGCGCGCTTTGCATACATTCTTCGCACCGCGTATGCTTTGTCAGCGAATTGTGCGTATGGTATTTGCACATACTGCATGTTTTGTATGGATTACATACCCATAGCTGACTTATCCAGATACATTCTTCCAGCGTTAATCTAGGGGTCGTCCATCCGCAGAATTTCCATCCGTTCAGCTCAACTTCAAACGCGCATTTGCTGCACCTATCTTTTTCCCAAGAGTTCTGCAACACACCAAATTCATTTTTTGGGCATAACGGTTCTTCGCTTGCTATCCGATTCGACCGAACAATTCTTGCCGCCACGGGTGCTCCTTCCTGTTGATATGTTTTCTGGCGTTCGCTATGCTTTTTTGAGCAATCAGCAGGTGCTTTTCGCACAGCTTTTTTCCTTCCGCGTGTGGCTCTGTGCAGTATAAACATTCTCCCGGCGGCTTCCACTCCGCATGTTTATGATTTCTAGCGTCTTTGAACAAGTGAAATTGACAGCGCACTTTTCCCGGCACGGCCGGCCTAGCGCACGCTATGCACTGACCATTTTCCTTTCTGGCCGCCGCTCTGCGCGCGTTGGCTTGTTTTTTTAGGGCTTTGCGATCTCCACTTTCCAAGTAACACTTGCAACGTTCCCTTTCTTTTTCAAGGCAATCAAAGCATCTGACGCGCCCAAGCATTGCGTCTTCGCGGCCGCAAGACACACAGATTCCGTGTGCCTTATACCACATATACATTTCTGTGTTTGACACAAGTATCTATCTCCTTGCCTTTTTCTGAAATTTTTCCCAGCGCTCGTGACTGCGCTTTTTGCCCGTGCCTTCTATGCAAGCTGTGTAGCGGTTTTCCAGCACCGTTTTCCGTCCGTCGGCATACGCCTTGTATCTCTCGCATCCCGCGTGACAGCCAACCTCGCGGCTCGCGCAGTCGCGGCATGGCGCGTCATTCATGGCTTTCTTGTCTCCTTTTCCCACACATCAATAAAATCTTTTGCGCACCTGTCTGTAAAACTTAGTCCGCGCAACTTTGCCCCACAATATATGCATGTTCCGTAGAGAAACCACTTTCCATCTTCATGACGCCATGCATTAAATTCAAGCTTTGTATGTTGGCATAGCTTCTGCCGAAGTTTAGTCATCAGCTTTCCCACGGCGTTTCCCACCTTTCAGTTTCCGTCGGCTTGCGCAGCCAGCAGCGCCAACGCCTGCCGTATATTTTTGAAATGTTTAATTTTAAATCAACATTTCCATTACCGACATACAAAAAATCGTTTTCTGCATATGCCGGTTCACCTTCACTCTCAAATCGATTCTCGTTCCATAAAAAACCAGCATGATTTTTTAGCTCTTCCAGCGTCAGCACGCGGTTCTTCGGCTCGGCGCGGCGCATCGCCATTCGGGTCGCCGATTCAGGATCAATGCCAACTGGCGAATCCCAGCCGCATTTCGTGCAGACGTAGCAAAATGCGGCGTTACACAAATTCACCAACTCCATGTCAGCCCCGCATCCGGGGCATTTCGGTTTTTCACTCATGGCTCTTTCCCTCTCTTTCCGCTTCTAGCTGTTCGATGTAGGCGAGCGCGTCAGCGGTAAGACCTACCGAGCAGTACGAATCGAAACAGTCATAAAAGCAATCAAAGCAAGAGTTTGCGTCTTTGTACTCAATACACATTCTCAGAGATTTCTTGATCTCGTCAGGCGTCGCTTTCATCGTTCATCCTCCTTCGGCGGCTCCGGCTTCTTCGCGTCCTTATCCGCCGCCAGCTTTTCGAGCATGTCGGCGGCTTGTTCTTTCAACGCTTTTGAGCAATCTGCCGGAGAAAGGTTTTGTGCCGGGCACCCATGGCATAAAGCACCTCTACCGCACACTCTCAGCCCTTTCACAATATCTCCCACGGACAGTTTTTTCTCCGGCTTGTTGTAATACTTGCACACCTCCGGGTGTTCGCTCGTCGGGCACACGTCGCCGCGATAGGGACACTCGCCGTTGGTGCAGGCACCTTCAAACGCATCGTACCATTTACATTTCATCGGTCATTTCCTCCGTTTCATCAAAAATCCCAATCTGCAACTCGTCTTTGCTCTCTCCGCCTTTTCCGATCCACCAGCGTAAGACCGATTCGCCGTCCGTCCAATGCCTATTGATGGGTTTTCCCGCTTTTCGCCGTGCGTCCAGCATCTCGTCAAAGGTGCGAATATAAAATGACTTGAATTGTGGGAAAAACTCAAGCTCTCTTTGCATGCTCGCAGAGCCGCCCAGCGGGCAGGCCACGCAGCCAAGCCGTTTGAATCCGAAATCGTATAGCTCGCAATACGGTACGTTGTAGAGCCGTATGAACTCCCACACGTCTTCGTCCGTCCAGTCAATAATCGGATTGACAAGCGTTTCGTGCGTCCGATAGCACATCTCAACCATTCTGCGGCTCTCGTCGTTATCGGTATTGAGTATCAGCCCGTTTTTGCTCGTTCGATTCGGCTCTGCACCGCTCAAATCCGCTGCGTTGTGTAGGCTTTTGGGCACTTTTGGAATCGTCACAATCCCTTGGTTGTTTTTTCTGTTCCTGCTTTCTGCCCATCTTACGCCCGTAACCACGACGTGCCCGATTCCCTTTGGTTCTTTTAGTTCGGCGCAACAATAGCGTTGTGTCCTCAGTGGCGGGAATTGCTTTTTGACGATCAGCTCTCGCATGGTATATTCAGGCTTTTCGATTTCTGTTTTGGGGTGATTCTTCCGGATGAAGCGTACAAGCTGTGGCGGGTCAATCGTCGTCGCATTGTAGTGCGCATCAAACTTAACTCCTGCCATCTCGCAGAGCTTGACGACACAGGTACTGTCTTTCCCGCCGCTGTCCGCGACATAGTACCCATCTTTAGGTTCAAACGCCCGCAGCCGGTCTATCGCCGTCTGCACCTTGTCCCGCTTTTGCCCGAAAAGGTCGTACTCGATAAGGCTCATTTTCCATGCCTCCATTCACGCCCTCGGTTAATCTCCATCTTCTGCCGTACCGCCTTGTCAATGTCGATGCCCAGATACCCGGCGGCAGACAGCGCTGTGATGATAACGTCCGCCAGTTCTTCGACAAAATGTTCTTCGTCTTCACCTACCGCCTGCCTTAATTCACCAATCTCGTCGACAATTATATCGACGCAATAATCTTTCTTATCTTCTTCCGTCATCTCGTCCAGTTCGTCAAGCCAAGCACAATTCTCTCTAAACTCCCACAGCCCATGTTTCACCGCGTCATCGTAGATTTCATTTCGCAATTCGTTCAAATCGTTCATTTCGTTCCTCCTCTAAAAATAACCACCATCGACGGAAAAGGCGCGGACGCTTTCGCATTGCCAAACTTGATCCGTCCCCTGATGAATCGAATTTCCGCCTGATGGTATATGTAATCATGGAAAGCCCGCGTATCCGTCCGCGCCGGAATGAGCATCACCACGAGCGCGCCTTTTTCTGCCTCGTCGTGCGCTTTTTTGATCCACTTTGGGAGTTCTCGCCCGTAGGGTGGATTGCAAAACACCCTTTTGCCCCCCCAATTTTGGGAAAGACCGTCCTCCGCCTTAGTGAAGTGTTCCGCGCATTTCGCGTTCTCGTTCGTGCTGCATGGATCAAGATCGAAATGGAACTCCGCGTCCAGCTCGTCAAAAAGAGCCTGCGGCGTTGCCCACTCGACGGATGCGCTTGAAAATAAACAGCTATTCACGCTCGAACCTCCCATCAAAACGGCAGTTCTTCGTCGTCCACCTGCGTGAACCCGCCAAAATCGTTGTGCGGTTGCGGCGCATAGGTCGTCCCGCTGTCTTTGCTCGCCGCCGTCGTGTATGCCCCCGGCGCGCTCTGTGTGCTGCTCTGCTGATTCTGCGGCGACAGGAACTCCACCTCGTCGGCGACGATATCAAACGCGCTGCGCTTGCTGCCGTCCTGCGCCTTATACGTGCGGGTCTGGATGCTTCCCGTCACGGCTACCTTGCGCCCCTTGGCAAGGTACTTGCCGCACAGCTCGGCCAACTGCCGCCACGCGATGACGTTCAGAAAATCCGTTTCCTGTTCGCCGTTCGCGTTCTTAAACCGCCGATTTACCGCAATCGAAAAGTTGCAGACCGCAACGCCGGACTGCGTGGATCGCATCTCCGGGTCTTTCGTCAAATTGCCGATCAGAAAAACCTTGTTCATGCTTTTCCCTCCAAGTATTTTTTTATACATTCCGCAGCTTCGCACCATCCCCGGCACACCGCCGCGCAATAGCCTTGTTTTTGCAAGTCATGCAGCCATAGCTTTTGACAATCGCTGACCGTCCCGCCCTTCGTCCGCTTCATCTCGACAAAAAGTCCGTGAAACTCTCCACGCGGGACGGGCAGGAAGATGTCAGGCACTCCGCTTTTCAGCCCCTCTGCTCTCATCCTGCCGCCCGTCATCCAGCTTCGTTTTCCCTCGTTGGGGATGTGGAACATCAGTGCCAGCTCGGGGTATTTCCCGCATTGCATCGCCGCCCAGCGGAAAAGGGTCTGCTGCTCTTCGGATTCAGTCGGCACTTGCTTTTTCACGCTTAACCTCCTTGCATTTCCGTGAATCGCATCGTTGCGCCGTCAAAATACAATCTGATTTTCCCGCACTCTCCGCCTCGGTTTTTGTCGAGAAACAGCAGCCTTTCCGGGTTGTCTTTGTCGTCCGGCGCGTGGAGAAGAAGCACCGCGTCCGCGTCCTGCTCGATGCTGCCGGATTCGCGAAGGTCTGACAGTCGCGGCGCGTCGTTGCGCTCGCTTGCGCGGTTGAGCTGGCTTGCGGTCAGGATCGGGATTTTAAGCTCCATTGCCAGCGATTTAAGTGCCCGCGTGACAACACCGACAGCCTCCGAGCGGTTGCTCGTCTTCTGTCCCGCGTCGAGAAGCTGTAAGTAATCGACGACGATCATATCCAGCCCGCATCTCGCGCGGATTCTAAGTGCCATGCGCCTTATGTCGCGCACGGTTCGCGCCCTCTCGCTGATAAAAAGCTGCTCGGAAGGGATTTCCGCGAAACTCTCCGCGACTTTGACAATCTCGCTGTCGTCCAGTTCGTGACGCTCGATCTTGTCAGACGATACGCGGCTTTTCTGCGCCACGATGCGCCCGATGATCTCATCCGCGCCCATCTCGCACGACACCAGCAGGATTCTCCGGCCAACATTCAGCGCCTTAACCGCGAGGTGCAGTAGAAACGCAGACTTGCCGACCGAAGGCCTCGCGCCGACGACGATCAGCTTTCCGCCCGCAATCATCAGCGCCCTGTCGAGTTTTGGAAAGCCCGTCTTCGTGACCGGCTCGACCGCTCCGCTTGTCAGCCGCGCGTAGAAGCCGCAAATCGCGTCTGTGCCGCTGATTACACCGCAGTCGTCTGTTTGTCCGCTGAGCGCATTTAATCGCATCACAGCGCCGTCTAGCAGCTCTGTCGTCGATATTTCGCCCTCGTTCGCCGTTCGTGCTGTCTCTAGGCATGTTTTGACAATCTCCCTGCGCATTGCCGCGAGGCGGATGTTGTCTGCCTGCTGGTCTGAAAGCGCCGTCGTGACGGTCTCCGCCGCGATGGTGATTGCCTTGTCGAGATCGTCATCGTCGAGAACCCCTTCGAGCGTCGCAAGGTCGCAAGGCCGTCCCTGTCTCTCAATCGCCAGCGCCGCCGAGAAGATACGTCGGCAAATCGGCACGGTGAACCAGTCGGCTTTCAGCCCCGCGTCCGTCGCTCTGGCGTCGCCCCTGATGATCGCGCCGCAGAAAGCCCGCTCAGAGATCGCGCGTGTGGCTTCTTGGCTCGGGTCGTTCATGGCTTATTCCTCCTGATGCATTCGGCGGTTTGTCCGCCCATGTGTAGCCGGATGCTCTCTCTTTGCGCAGAATCCCGGAGATATACCGCCAGTCTCGGCTTTTCTCCGTCGCGCCCTGAATCCGGGATATGGCTTTGAGCAGATTGTCCGCTCCATGCTCCGCGCGTAGAGCGTCCATGGTGTCATAGTCGCCAGCAGCGCTGACAGGCAAGCCGACACGCCTTGCGGCTGTCTCCACGTCCTGCTGTTCCTGTCGCAGTCGCAGCAGTTCGTCGTCGTTGATTTCGTCGTAGGGGGTAGGGGGTACGTAACTACTACTACTCTTATTCTTATTCTTATTCTTATATATGTCGGTTTCGCTTGCGTCTGCTTCGGTCTGCTTGGCTTTGCTTGCTTCTGCTTGCGTTTGCTTCAATGTGCTTGCGTTTGCTTCAATGTGCTTGACGTTGCTTTCATCCGTTTCGCTTTGGTTCGCTTTGCTTGCGTCTGCTTCGGTCTGCTTGGCGCTTCCGCCCTTTTTTCCGCTCGCTCGCTTGGATTCGAGCGTTTCCGCGCACTGGTCAATCTTGAGCTTGATCGTGTCCCAGATGTACCATTCGTGCGCGTCCTCGTCGAAATCAGGCTCTTCGCCGCGATACGCATAGGCCATCATGGCCATAAAAAGCCGACCGCGCTCTTCGTCCGTGTATCGTCTGAGCATCGTCTCAAACTCCGGGAAAATTTTTAAGTAGTCGAGCATAAGGTTCTCCTTTCTGTATGTAAAATTGTGGCAAGCCCCGGAATCGAACCGGGCGCGTGGGCAAGGTGCTTCGCGTCAATCTGTATGAGAAGGGAAGGAAAGGAAGAAACCTTGACGAATAAGGGGGGTGTTGCACCCGCGCGATGCCTTCCATGCTTGCCATGAGTGCCGCCGTTTTGCCCCGGCGGCTAGGCCGTCTGTGAAACGTCTTTTTATTTGCCGTCTTTCCGGCTGCCAGAAAAAATGGTTTTGCTCGTCTTTCCGAGCCGCCAGTGTGAATTTGCCTGCCCTGTGTCCTCCTTTCTGTGGGCGATACCGTTTCAAGCGGGGGAAACGTGCCTGTTACAGAATATGGATTTCTCCTGCTGCTTGGCGCGCGGCGGTATCGAGCCGCCCCTTCTCGCGGAACGCCGCTTTACGTCCTGCGGTTGCTCTCCTGAGCTGCGCACCATGCGCAAGGGTTTAGCCCTTGCGGTTTTTTTATTGTTCCTTGTCTTCGAGCGCGTTCTCCGGCGCGTCATGTGCTGCTCCCGTGTCCGTTACGTCTAAGATTCCATCGGGTAGCGGGGATTCATCATCAACCAGCCCTGTGCTTATATCGTGCGCCGCTTTCAGCGCGGCGGGCGATGCGCTCTTGTAGTCGATGGACATAACGCCCCAGCGTCCGAGCAAGCGACGCATGACGGTTTTCCGCGCCATAGCGTCCCAGTCGTCGCGCCAGCCTTTGCCCTGATTCTTTCCCTTGCGGTTTTTTGCTTCGTGCGCCTCGATCTGCTGAACGCTCATGTATACCGTCTTTTCCGTGCCGTTTACAAGGCGATAGTATCCAACATAGCCGATAATCGGCAGTTTCTCACGCTCCGCCTCGTCCTGTTCCCAGCGAAACTCGAAGTCTTCAGTCAATCTGTCGCAGGAGATCAGCTCTCCTTCACGCACATCCATGACGTTCAGCCGCTTGTATGCCCCGGTTCTGAGCGCAAGCTGAATCATGCCCTTGTAACCGAGAATGAACTGCGCTTCCGGAATCTTGATCCAGTTTCCGTCATCCGTCTTTTTGCTGTTGTTGAACGGCACGATGTAGGCAAAGCCGAGCGCATTATCGACCGGAAGATCATAACTTGCGGCTTTGAGCGCCGCCTGAATGACCGTCTGCGGGGCTTGGCGAACCGCCGCCGTCAGGTTTGCATCCGCATTGCAAAGCGTGATGACCGCAGAGATAAATTGCGGCGCTCGATCACCCAGCAAGTCGTTCAGGCGTTTTTTGTAGCCCTCAGAATCAAACATGCCGTTCAGAATTTGGTTGACGGTTCGCGCTGCAACGGGCGCGGTTGTGGCCGCCGCGACGGGTGCGCGGCTGGCGGTTGCGTTTGTGATAATTCCCGCCGTGTTCTTTGCCTGTCTTTCCATCTTTTATGCCTCCTTGACCATGAATCGGCGCGTAGGTGCGCCAATCTTGATGTATCTGTCAACGATTTCGGGGTGCTCTTCCGTGAGCCGCTTGGTGTCAATGGTCTTTCGCGGGTTGCTGTTTTTCCAGCTTACGATGTAATTCGCGCTTTCTCCGCGCTCAGATTCGCCCATGCACTCCTTGATACGCTGCTCATACAGGGCTTTATCTCTCTCAAGCTCTTTGATTTTGCTCGTTAGCGTCATGTACTGGCTGATTGCATCGTCACAGTCAAGCGTGATGGTCGAGCCGTCAGATACGGGATAGCGCTTGGTCAGGATTTCTTCCGCCGCCTTACTTCCGTCAACGGGCGGGCATTTGCCCTGTAAAACGTACTCATGCCAAAAGTAATCCTCGGCAGAAATGAGTGCCTTGATCTGGTCTTCGTTCTCTCTGCGCTTGAAGCTGTATGTGTACAGCCCCCGACCGATGACCAGCACCACGAGCTTCCACTCATCCCAGCCCGTGACCGCGAGGTAGTGCATGCACTGCGCGTAGTACCAGGGATTGACGTCTCCACCTGCGAAGTCGGTCTTTGTGAAAGAGGATGTCGTCTTGATCTCAACGCCAATCCTCTTGCCCTTGACGCGGCGGTCGATGTTCGCCAGCATAAACGGGTGTTCGATGTTCTGCATCATCTGATTGCACCGAACGATGTTCAGACCGCTCTCTTCGGCGTATCGCCTCGCCACGTGGTCTTCCAGCACGTTTCCGAGCCAGATTGCTTCGTTCTCGCTCTCTTCCTGCGGCTCGTCCGCGCTGGTCTTATCCGCCCAAACCGTGAGCGGCGACGAGAACGGGTTCAAGCCGATGATCGCGGCTGCATCGCTTCCGCCGATACCGGCTTTTCGAGCCGTGAGCCATTCTGCGCGGCTCATGTTGCGCGTGTCCTTGTACACGGTGTAGATTTCGCTCATCAAATCGCCTCCGCAAACGTCCATCCGGTGCCGAGCAGCTCAAGCCACTCCGTCGTGCTGATGCTGTCGGCGCAATCCTCACACAAAATCTTGCTGCCGATCTCTGCGATTTTGTCGCCCTCATAGATCGCCGTCTTGCATCTGCTGCACTGACATACAGGGACATCGGGTTCGGCGTTCGGGCAACCGCTCAGGCATGGGAAACTGTGGCAGATATCACACATCCTTCTTTCCCTCCTTGTCCATTTCCGCGATGATGCAGACGATCAGCAGGATCACCGCGCCAGCGAAAGCCACCGCCAGCGTGTACGCAAGCACCATGCCCAGACCTTCAAGCAGTCGGGCGAATAATCCGATGAACTGCGCTTTAAGCATTGATATTTCATCCTTTCCGTGGTACAATAACCACGTCATTTTTTGTTCTCTCTGGCCGTTCCGCGCTGCAACGCGGGGCGGCTCTTTTTTTACCTTGCGATTCTCAGGCGCGGCAACGCCACGCCGTCAAACCCCGCTTGATACTCAAGCCCTTCGGCTTGCATCAGCTCGTACAACCTGCGCTCTTCCAGCTTGGTCAGCGTTTCCGGGTGGTTGATCCGGTTGTAGAGCGTCTTTTTCGATACGCCGAGGTTCAGCGCCAGCTCGGCCTTGTCCATGCCGGACACGCCGCAGAGCTGACCGACCTGCCGCCGGAAGAGATCGTCTTCCGCATCCCAATTCCGCTGGCGCTTTTTCATCGTGTTCAAACCTCCTTGTCTTCTTTTTCAGGCGCTTCGACGATATCTTCAATGGATACGCCGAGCACGTTTGCAATTTTCGAAGCATTCTCCAACCGAGGGAAGCACTCGCCGCGTTCAAGCCGTCCAACGGTTATGAGCGACGTTCCGCTACGCTTTGCAAGCTGCGCTTGCGTAAGATTCTTTTGCTTACGCAACTGCTTGACTTTTGACACGCGCCAAATCCTCCTTTCATCTCAAAATTGATACCGAATCGGTTTTTGTTGATTCAGTTCTGATACAATGCTATTTTACATCATTACTGATACGCTGTCAAGTGTTTTTGTATCAGTTCTGATATTTTTATTTTGTGTCAGTTATGATATACTAGAGCTAAAGGGGGTGATACAATGACGAATACATCAGAACGGATTCTGAATTTACGAAGGGTGAAAAAAATGGGGCAAGAAGAATTTGCCGAGCTTTGTGGGTTGTCCAGATCGTCTATTGCACGATATGAGAGCGGAAAGCCGATAAACCGAATTGCAGCTCAAAAAATATCTGCCGCATGTGACGTTCCGATTTCGTATATTCTTGACGATCAAAAAGAACCCGGCCATTTTTCAGGCGGGTTCTCTGACGATGAAATTGAAATTATCTCGATGTATAGGGCTGTTTCTCAAGATGGTCAGGATGCAACGAAATCCTTTTTACGAGCGCTCTCTGGTAAACACGGAAAATCCACCGTCGCACTGGACTAAGATCGCGATACATTGCAATGATATACTTTTCTTCTGTTGTCAGCTTTTGTGCGTTCCTTCCTTTTTTCGTTTCCATTTAGATCACCTCGTTCTTTAGTCACGCGCAAACGTGCTGACGCAGTTTTTCAACTCGGCTTGTTGCTTACCCTCTCCGGCGGCGGCATGACGAAAATTCGTTTTGTCGGCTTCGGATAGATGATGACAATAATCATGACGCACCTCCACAGTCGTTATGATTGATTTTATGCACAAATGCACAAAAAAAGAATAAAGGAAGAGCTAAAACAATGAGAAGGTCAAAAACTGAGTTCCTTTGCGCCGCGCTTGGAACGCTGTACTCGATTTATCTGTTGGCGTATTTTGCAGATACTGCGGCTGGTTCGATTGGCGGCTCTATCGCCACGATGATGGTAACTCCCCACATGCTGATGTGCGTGCTGGGTTCAATTTTTGCATGGATTGCCTTCTTTAATAATAAGCGCGGAATGGCGCTGACTGCCGCAATCATGTTTTGTGTCGCCGCCGTGATGTTTACCATGTACGCGGAACTTTGCATCCCGGAAATCATTTTGGGCTTTATCGGTTACGTTAGAATCGGAAAGATTCTGAATGAAGAAAATGGAGGGATTCAGTCATGAAAAAGAAACTTGCTATCGTATTGGTGGGCATGATGTTATCTGCCGGAGTTGCAATGGCCGACGTTGATCTAAAGAGCATGTCCTTTGATGAACTTGTCGATTTGCAGAGCCAAATACTCGAAGAGGTTGTAAGCCGTGAAGAATTTAAGTGCGTATCTGTCCCCTCTGGTGAATACACCGTTGGAAGTGATATCCCCGCCGGAGATTACACGATCACAAACAGCGTAAAAAGCGCCTTCACGACGCTATATGTAAACGGGCTTGAATCTGCATATTATCTGACAAGCACAGACCCGGTAATCGGCAAGCTCTCCCTCAAAGATGGGGATATCGTTTCAACGTCTGGCACGTTGGATTTCTCCACCTATAAGGGGCTTGGCTTCTAATCGCTTGAAATGAAAACAAGCGATGTTTTGCCGACGCCGACAAAACATCAGGTCGCGCTGAGCGACAAAAAAAGGCGCGTCCTGATGGGCGCGTCTTTTTGTTTTAGCCCTTCATGGGGCAACATGGTGCTGGCGTGTGCGTGAATGCGATGCCGTAATCTTCAAGAGACAACGAATTGCCGAAACAATTTTCTGCCTTAAAGCATTCGATTGCTCTGTTAAAAGCCATCTTCTTTTGCTCGTGCGTAAGTTCTTCCGGGAGTCCCTTCAAGCAAGCTCGCAGATTCTCCACGATTGCAAGCACGATTGTGTTTTCATCCGCGTGCATTTCGTTCTCCTCAAGCATGGCCTCCGGGAGACGCAACGCAAACATTCGATTCACATCTTTCATGCGTTCACCGCCTTTCTTTTTTTATCATATGCCGATTTTTGAGGAATATACTATCAAATAATTATCAAAAGGGGGATTTTTTATGGCAAAGGCAAAGAAACTTCCGTCCGGCAACTGGCGAACACAGGTTTACCTCGGCAGGGATGCAGCAGGAAAGCCAATCGTCGAATCCTTCACCGCATCGACTGCCCGTGAATCTGAACGCCTCGCTGCCGTCGCTGCTGCCGATCATAAGCGGAAGAAGAAACAAACACTGACGCTCGGTCAGGCGATGGATGAGTTTATAGACACGTGCAGGGTACAGGGCTATTCGCCGTCCACGATTCCGGCGTATGTCTCGATACGGGAAAACAGCTTTCCGATGCTTGTCTCTTTACGCCTAGATCAAATCACAGAGCGGGATATCCAAAAAGCGATTGACGCAAGAGCTAAAGATCATGCCGTGAAAACGGTTCGGAATGAGTTTTACTTTCTGCGCTCCGTTTTTGGCAAATATGCGCCCGATTTGAATTTGTCCGGGATTGTCATAGCCAAAAGGAAGAAGTCGAAGAAGCAGCTTTTTTCCGAAGGCTGGGCGCGAGACGTGCTGGCCTACGCAAAAGAGCATTGGGAAACGGATTTCTACCTTTATTGTTGCTTCATTGTGAGCGCGGGCTTGCGCCCTTCTGAGGCGTATGCTTTGACGTGGGGCGATCTGTCCGCTGAACCTGTTTCCGCAATCAGCAGAGACGGAAGAGTGTACAAGATGGGGCTTTTAAGCATCGACAAGGCCACAGTGCGCGATGAATCCCGCTCATACGTCAGAAAAAACGTCACAAAGACAGATGCGGGAGAGCGCGCGCTTCGTCTCGACTGGTCTTTTTTCCAAAATTTGTACGACTGCAAGCCGCGAGGCGCTGACCATGCCCAAATACTGACGCTAAAGCCGAACCTCGTTGACTACCGCTGGAAAAAATGCAGGGCGGCACTTGGGCTTCCGGAAAAGATGCGCTTTTATGATCTGCGCCACTTCTTTGCAACTTCGGTCGCGTACTCCGGCGCGTCCGAGGAAGAGCTTGCCCGCGTCATGGGTCATTCAACGTCCGCTTTCTCGCATCAAGTGTATGTTGAGCTTTTCCGCGAACGTCAGGAATCCGTAAACGCCGAGCTGGCCGCAGGAACGGCGGCACTCTACGAATCCATCAAAAAGCCCGTGTGAAATTCCGTGTGAAATGATTTTGCAAAAGTTCACACGGAACGGGAACGGCAATACACGAAACGGGTAATATTCTACACTGAATAAAATAGACGGCAAAAGAAAAAATCCAGAAACCTTTGTGGCCTCTGGACTTCCTGTTTGGTGCGGTAGATGGGACTTGAACCCATTTATTCCAGTTGTATTTACTAGCTTTTTTGTTCCTCGTGTGAAATTTCGTGTGAAATCACGCCAAAAACAGCTAGTTTCGAGATGCTTTCAGCTTTCGGATTGCCGCCGCGTATGCCTTCGGCGCGACGATCTGCAAGCCCTGAATTGTGTCTTCCAGCGCATCGACAAGCTCAGCAGATGACAAGCCTGCACAAGCGGCGCGGAACTCGCTTTCCGGTTCTGCCGCCATCGAGTACGCCGAAACAGGAGCTTGCCTCACATCCTGCACAGATTCGCTCGCCATGTGCGCCCGAAGGCCGTACAGCACCGCCAGACGTTCAGCGTCTTTCACGCTCGTTCCTTCACGCTTGATTTTGGTGATGGTTTCGTCGATCTCTTTCAGGTCGATCAATGCCGCTCACCGCCTGTCAGGCGTTGCGCAGCTCGTCCATCGCACGGCGGATGATTTCGCGCTGTTCGCCGGCCGCGTCGCGCATGATCTCTTCCATTTTGCGCATCATGCTTTCGCGCCCGTCGTCGCGGCTGTAATGTCCGCGCACATAATGCTCGCCGCGCCGGTCGTTGCGCCCGTAGCTTCCGCGCACGTCAGCGCGCCACTCCGCGCTGTTGCTGTAGCCTTCATCCTCAAGAATTTCGATTTTGTCGATGTTTTTAATGGTGTCGGTCAGCTTGTGAACGGTTTCGAGGTCTCCGGGGTTCATATCGCGCTTGGCGGCGATTTTGTCCAGTTCATCGCAAAGCATATCGCGTAAGTCGCGCATCGCTTTCATACCCATACTTTTCTCCTTTCTCATGCTTGCCGCGTGACGATCAGGTTTGCGTTGGCAACGTCAATCGCTTGCGCACCGGTGTTTTTCAGCGCGACGGTTACGCAGCATCCGCGCGGCACATCGACAAACGCGGAGACGGAAACGTTAAAATAGTTCTCGACCGCCGCAGGGGTGACGATAGCGACGGCGCTATTCAGTGTCTCGCCGTTTATCGCCAGCGCAACGGAGATCGCCCCGACCGTTCCACCCGTCGGAATGGCGATGTTCCCAGTGAAATCCACAAAGTACCGCGCTCGGCACTGGTTCGTCAGGCCGCGAAGTGTTACGATTCCTGCGCCCTCTCGATGGACGATGCACGGAGAGCCGCAAATCGGCGTTTCGGTTAGCGGTAGATTCTGGCCAGCCGCGACAAGTGCCGTGCTGGCGTTGGTATACTCAGCCATAGATTATCTCCTTTCATAAGAAGCGGCGGGACACATTCGCCCCGCCGTCGTTGCAGAATCAGCTCAGGGCTGAACAGCTCGGTCACGCCGAACAGTTGCATCTCTTATGCGATTTTAGCAGCCACAACCGGCGTTAGCAGCGCAGCCGTAGCCGTATACGCCCGTATAGGGGTTGGGCACCTGATATGCAGGGACGGCGACGGGATGACGCAGCGCATTGATGATCTGCGTGGTTTGCGTCGCCATCTCGCTGGTGAGCAGCGCGGACTGACGATCCTGCGACGCAGCGCGGCGAAGATCAGTGTTTTCCGCCGTAAGCGTGGCAATCTTGTCCTGCGTCAGGAAGTCAAGAATCGCGCGGCTGTTGGCGTTCTGGTTGTCGATCACGTCGCGGGTGTTGTTGTTGAGCGTGTTCTGGATGGCGCAGAATCCCTGCTGCATCTGGTTGCGCGTGTCGCAGGCCTGAGTAGCGAGGTTGTAATTCACACCCTGAATCGCTTCGCGCGTCTCACAGCAGCAGTTCGCCTGCTGCATCTGCATCGCAAAGAGCTGCTGCATGAGCGCCGCCTGCTGGTTCGCGCGGGAAAGCTCCGCCGCGCTGAAACCGCTATTGACGGCGTTGGTGATAGCGTAGGTGCTGTCACAAAGCCCGTTCTGGATGGCACGGATGCCGTTGTCAATGCCGTTGATGGCAAAGCCTTCGTTGATGTCGGCTCGGGTCGCGTAGCCCTGGAAGCCCGGAGAATTTGCGCCGTTGTTGCCGAAGCCACCGCCCCAGCCCATACCGCCCCAGCCGCAGAACATAAAGAGAAACAGAACGATGATTAGCCATGCGCCGTTTCCGTCTCCAAACATGCCGCCGTTGTTGCGATTTCCGCCCGTTACCGCCGCGATATCGGCAGGGGTCATTTCAGAGGTAGTCAAAGACATTTTCACACGTCCTTTCGTTTTTATCGCTAACCGTGCGCACGGATTTAGCCGTTAGAGACCTTCAAAGAGGCTTTGGAACTGGCGGGCGATGCCGTAGAGCTGGTTAAACTGCTGCTGCGTCATCTTGCCGCTGTTGAGTAGGCGCTGAACCTCTTGCTGAGGATCGCCGTTGAATCCGGCCTTGAACCGTTTGAACTCCCGCGCCATCTGCTGAAACTGTCCCATCTGTCCGGGCAGATTCCCAGACATTCCCTGCATCGCATTAAACAGTGGGTTGCTCATCGACTGCATCCTCCTTTTTCCTGTTTGGCTTTTTTGCCATCGCATCGACACGCGCCACGAGCGCGTTGAAGTCGTCGCGGGTCACATAATCGGCTGCTTGTACAGGCGGTTCGGCCTGTCTCGGTGCTGTCCTCTCGGTATAGTCAAAGATTCGCATCGACGGCATACCGCTTGCGTCCGCAGATTTGAGGTAAAACGTCAAGGATTCGCTGTCCATCAGCAGCACGCCGCTCCCGGGGCTGACCGGGTAGCTTTTCGCCGCCGCTTCACCCTGCACCCAGATGATTCCGCCGCTATTTTGAGCTGGCGCTTGCTGCGCTGGCTGCTGCGGCATGTACGGCTGTGATCTAAGCTGCGCAAGTTGGTCTTGCATAGGCGGGTAATATCCTCCGTATGGCTGCTGCCAACCTTGCATCGGATAGGCCATAAATCATCCCTCCCAGTAGTACAGGGGCGTTTCACCGCCGCTGTCCCATGTGTCATACCAATCACCGTCTACAACCGCAAGAACATGTCCGTTTGTCGCCAAAACGTAAACGCCACGCGGGAAGTCTCGGCAAAAATCCGAAACCGTGTAGCAGTCCGGGCACGTCTCCGGGATACTGTGACGCTTGAAGCCTTTACGTCGAAGATACGCGCCCCAGACGTGATTTGCGTTCGGCATATCCCCGACGCAGAAACCGTCAAGGCAAAGCGCAACGAATACGCTTTCCCATGTCTGCCCTGTGGCTTTGCTTACCGCTCTAATCGCGCAGTCGCCGACGCGAGAACGAAAAGGGTTTGGATTGAATGGAACAAACACGCTCTCACCTGCTCTATGCCCTCATTTTGCCATAAAAAAAGGACGTGCACCTATCAGATGCACGTCAGATTTATGTCGGGTTTTTGTCAGCCCGTGAATGATGGCTTTAGCGAATCTCATTGATCTGGGTCATTCGGCTTGCGCCTATGTGCGGGTGTGATGGGCAATGACAGTAGCCCCCAGCCCTTATAGTGATATAAAGATCCCTTGCACGATGGGGCACCTCGCATGCTTGTCGCGATCTTTTTGAAACCGCTTGCTATACGTTTTGCGGCGATATCTCGCTCATCTTCCGGAGTTTGCGGCTCAAAGAGTCGGTAATTATTCCGCGCCCAGTCGAGCAGATTGGTGCAAGACACTTGATTCCCGCTCGGATCGACCAGCACCCAGATTTTGCTTCCCCGGTTTTGCGGACCGCGCTGCCCCTCCGGGATCGCGAGCGCCGCCTGTACGGCTCGCGGTTGCAAATCGGCTATTTGCGCCTTAACATCAGAGCTTTCGGCGTGTCGTCTCTTTGCGTCTTCGCCCCACTTGCGGGGCTTTTCGTGTGCCGACTTCGCCGCGCGGAGACGGCGGCAAGCGTCCGAGCACGTCACACGATTATCCGATCGGTATGAGTCAAACAGCTTACCGCAAATCACGCATGGCTTTGTGACCTTTCCCACCGCACTACACCCGCATGATGTCGTCTTGCCAGAGATTAGGTTGCTCGCGTAGTACGACTTCACGCCGCCGCATCTCAAGCATTCCGCATCGCATCGGGTCTTAGACGACGCTTCCGGCAAACGCCAGAGCCGTAGGACTTTGAGATCACCGAACACGTCGCCGACCTCCATATTGAGCTTGCGTGGCATAGTCAGCGCCTCCCAAACTCACCGCCAACGAGGATGCGCGGTAAGCCTCTATACATTACCGTGTCTTCACCGCGCGCGTCAACCCAGCGCGCGGTGCCGATCTCATCGACGGTCATAGGCTGCTCACCCTGCCAGTCCGCCAGCGTAAACTGCACGCCCTCGGACTGGATCACCGCCATCACTCCGATTTCCGGGTGCTCGACGAGGTAAAAAATGCCGTAATCGTCTATCACCGTCTCGGCCATGATGGGAAGAGCTTCCGTGCGCCCGGTCTGCCAGTCATAGACGGCCAGACGTTGCGCGTCGCCCCGAAGGTAAGCAGTCGAAACGCCCAGCGCGTCCGCCAGCGCAGGCAGAATCTTGTTTCCGGGGTTGCTCTGCCCACCCTCATAGTTGTTGAGCTGTTGAGCGGATATACCCATCTTATCCGCCAGCTCTTTCTGCTTCAATCCGCGCAAGACGCGCAACTCTTTAATGTTCATGCTTTTCCACTCCTTGACAAATATGATTGATCGTCTTATAATGATGGTGTATCGGAGCAACGCACTCCGAATACTTTCATGGCGAGCACTGCCCGCCGTGTGGATTGAAATAACATTGACTTATCTAGTGGCGCAAGACAACTAGACAAGGGGAAAATCGGGGGAGCGATCTCCCGATTTTCTTTTTTACCAGAACCAATGCGATTGCATTGTCTGGACAAGAGAAGCAGCAGGCTTAAATCCGCAATCTAGGACGGCTTTGTAAAGCGCCGAAACTTCCTCCGGCCTTCCACAATAAAACGTGATCGTCCCCCTCGTCGTGACTTTCACAAATTTGCACGCAGCGATAAAGCCGAGCTCCTTGCAGATTTCCTCATAAGACATCTGCTTTTTTTCTCCATTTTTGATCACGGTCATGGTTTTTTCCTCCTTTTTTACGCAGCGACGAGCGCGCCGGTCATGTTGTCGATGTAGCCGATCTCAAGATCGCGCTTGCGGTTCCATGCGTTGGTGTAGATGCGCGCGGCGACATAGGTGCGATTGTGGCCACCCTTCACCCAGTCATTACAGACGACCTTGTAGTGCCAGCCGCTCTCCTTGCCTTCCTTCTCGGCGGCAATCAGCGCCTTGGCCAGCGCCCACGCGCCCTTGAGTGCAACGCTCAGGCTCAGGCCAAAGCGCTTGACCATTATCCACGCTCGCTTCATAATAGTCTGCTTGTTGTACATTTTTGTTTCCTCCGATCTGGTTGTTTTCCTTGTTCTTTATGTCGTATTATACATCATTTTAATTTACTTGTCAAGTGTTTTGCAAATTATTTCTATTTATTTTTGCACTAAAAAAGCCCCGGCCATCAGGCCGGGGTATTATCATCAGTATGTAAAGATGCAGACATTCGTCTTTTAATTTCGCGGATGCTGCGGCTGACGGTCGCTGGAGACATGCCCAGTGTCATGCTGATCTGCACGATGCTGTAACCACGCCAGAGCAGGTCAAAGACCTGCCCCAGCCGAACGTGAACGTCAAAGCCGCAGCGGCGGGCGATTTCTTCTTTCGTGCGCCTGTCAAAATCAAGGCGCACGGGAAACCGCCTCCCTTATCCCTCCTTGGGCTTGTCGTAGGTCATCGCCTGCGCGCTGTCGCTGATGCCCTTGGTCGTCGGGTCGGCGATCACGCCGATCATGCCCAGCACCGTCAGGATCGCGTTGACGGCAGTCAAAAGCGCGTCCTGCTGCACCGTCGGCGTTACGCCAAACAGCGCCAGCAGATTATAAACAAACGCGATCACCAGCGCCAGAAACGACGCCAGAAACGTCTTGTTGTGAAAGCGTACCAACCAGTTAATCCTCATACCTTGATATCTCCTTTTAAGTCTCGTATGTCATGCTGAAGCTCTTTGACCTCGCCCTCAAGCTTGTACGTCCTCTCGACGATACTGTTGTGCTTGTTGACCTTAGTCTCAAGCTGTTGAATGCGATATTGCATCAGCTTATTGGATGCAAGCACGCCTGCAAGGCTGCCGACCGCGCTTGCAACCGCCGGAAGCCATGTCATCAAGTCCACCTATCCGTCACCTCATCAGTCTTTTGTAATCCTCCACCGCCCGACCAGCGTCACATATGTGCCGTTGCCGTCGGTCAGCGTGGTTGTGCTGGCAGTCTCTTCGCCGCCGTCATCCTCCGCGTCATCTGCGCCTGGCGCGTCCTCGACGATGTAATCCGCCGACATGTAGCCTTCCGCGCCAGCCTGCGTCTTGCCGTAAATCCAGCCTGTCCCTGCCTCGCGCAGCACGTTGACACGCTCGCCGTCGTAGACCTTGCCGATCACAGCCGCTCGCGTGGAAGCGCCCTCACGCAGATTGACGTAACTGCCCGCCCTTTGCGTCTTGACCGTTGCGTTGCCAAACATAGTATCACCTCCCTCATCGTTATCTGAATAACTGACCGCCTTTAGCGGGGCGGCGAACGACCAATTTTGCGACACGGGCGACGCGACAAAGCCCGTCTTTGTGCTCTGCGCGTTGAGCACTTTTCCGTCGTCGCCCATCAGACCGATATGATACTATTCTTTTTCTAAATATGTTCAAAAAAGCAGAAGAACGTGTTATAATGAAAACGGTGATGAGAAATGAAA